CCGGTAACATTGTACCACCATTGTAGATGGGTACTAGTAGCGTCGGGTGGATTCCACCCGATCCATCTTCGCACATACTTATGGTCGAAGATCGGTACCGCCGATGTTTGCGTTCCTTCATCACCTGGACGGCCCGAGGCACCTGTCCATGGTCCAGCGAAAAATGCTTGTGCATTCTTGCGCAAGAACCACAGGTAGTAACCGCGGTCATATACGAATCTACGAAGCTTATTTTTCGCGACGTAGGATTTACATTCATATATGTAATGTCGATACCGCAAGACTTTATGGATTGTAGCCGTGTCTGAATCTATAAAGACTCCAGACATGGTATTCTCGTTTTCAGGGACTAAAGGAAGTTCATTGCACAAAATGATTTGTAGCAAGAGAGCCTGTAGTTTCCCATCGGGAATAGCTAACCCCGCCATCGTATTAACGATATGACATAAGACAGCTTTTCTGCTATCCATGTCTTTAATATAGCGCGGAGTGACATCTACGCCGTTAAAAGCATCGAAGCCACACGACTCCCGAAAGGGTCCGTCGTGAAAACTTTTATCGACATTAACGGTAAATCCAAAGAAATCGCTAAGCATCAGGAAGTCGTCATAATGACTTTTATGGAGGATAATATCATCTCCATATACACGGAAATCCCGTGAACCTGCTGCATAGCACATCGAAGCGAAAATCAAGGTTTCTAAGCAAAAGGTCGCACCGTTTCCCATCGAGGAAAACATGTGGTACGTACCTTCGCCGAACGCCCCTTTATAACAAGGAGAACGTAAATCATTTAAGTAAGCAAACCATTTTTGTGGCAAGAGCCACGCAACGGCATTATAGCTCACCGTACCTGACGCGTTCTTCATGTCGATAGTCACGTGTTCATTTGTGACTGAAGAGCACAAAGCGAGGTCTTGATTTCCAGACTGGTCACTTAAGTCAATACGCCAACGTTTTAATCGGCGTTTGACATAGGTATCAAAAGCGAGTTGGAGGGGAAGGTTTCCCTCTGGTTCGCATGCGATAGTCCTATGTGTTTTCCAGTTTTTCGGTACACACTCTACACGGTTATGCTGGGTTTCTACAGTAATCGGGGCGTCAAAACCATAAAAACGGTAAAGAGCCCTGAGATATCTTACTGCGCCACTTGTACAGTGGACCTTCATCTTCATTTTCAGAGGAGGAAGAGACTTCGCACGAGCCGTGGTTGAGGTTGCGCCCGGTGTCACCTTAACGAGGTAAGGCAACTGCTCTAAGAACGGGCGGAAATCGCCAAGGACATTACTTATGTAATGTTCCATCCTCTCAATCATCCTCCGAATTTGAGGCTTTAAAAACCTCTTATTCACAAACAGATAATCAAGGGATAAGTTAGTGCAAGCGCACTGCTTTTCTCCATTACGGAAATTTTCTTCAGCAGCACTCCGGCATTTCACTTCGTCGGAAAAGGCAGCGTTCTTCTTAAAGAAGGCTTCTACCTGTCTCAGAAATCTCCACTCGTCGATCGAATGCTGTGCACGATCGTAGAGCACGGTGCATGAGGTGAGCCTAGCTAGTGAACGTGATCGTACATAACCACGTACTTTCGCTAAAACGGCATGGTCCACCTTAGTTTGGTCATCGATATAGCACCCGCATATGCGGTACGTCATATCTTGCGGCTCCGACATGGAGTCCTCCATAGAGTTTGATGTTTAAACGGCGTTATGCCTCAACGTCAAAATGATTGGTTAATGGTTTCAATTATGATGTAGAATACTAGTAATAGCTTATATAAAGCGTACCAAAAGTATGCCTGCATCATATCGAAAAGCCACATTATAACCAGTTCAACGTTGTTACTGAATTGGCGAAATCATCCGATGCGATAATATCGCGTAAGATGGCCAACGCAGCCGTAATATCAGAGCTCTGTCCAAGAGCCGGATATCGAACGGTAACATCAAAGGAGACCTTACTAGGCAGAACAAGACCGTTTGCGTCTACAGTTGCGGCTAGAATTATAGCCCTGTATTCAGCAACGCTGTTGTTCCCCTCAATGGGACGCTTCTTCTCCAGGACAAGTTTCGGTTTCAAGGCCGTATGTCCTGTATAAGTGTTTGTGCGGGCATTCCCGTTTTCGGCGAATACCGTAAGTGCAGTTGTCATTCCTGCCATTTTAATACTCCTTTTAAAGGATACGTTGAAAGAGTAGTGAGATGAGATCTGCTAACCTCAACCCGTCTATCTTCACGTTTAGATGCGGCCTATTCGACAATTCTGTCGGAACCCGCCATCGTAATTCTCCACTTGAAGATGCGGTACAAAACTCTGTACCAGTACAGTATGGTTTTAATGTAGTTGTAATAAACAACTCTTTTTTCATTTTAACCAGACAACCAACCGACGCTGTATAATCGGTTGACATCCAAATGAAGTCCAATGTGCTAAGATATTGGCCCACGTTGATTATCCAATCGAACACAAACGAATATGGAATTTTCTCCCATGCTGTTTGTATCAGGTCGAACTTAAACTTTGGGACCGCAATATCAGCAACAACACTGCCCCGACGCAGAATTTCAACTTGTCGAGTGTAGCGATACACCCGATTCGTATAGAAACCTGAGTTGGTCGTTTCTGTTACTGTGAAGGAGTTACTCCTGTCACCAGTCTTTTCTGATAGACGGACCATCGTATGGCTCAAGTTAACAATTGCATCTGTGAGATCATTCAGATCAAACAAAAGCACTCGCCAACCGTATCGATACGATAACCAATCATTACTCATCTGACGCCAATCCTTGGGAAATTTAAGTCCAAGAATTCTTTTAACGGTGTCAACAAATAATTTGCGTACATCACGCAATTCAGTTAGAAACGTAAGAGTGTCATGACCACGCTGCCATATTTTAGCAGCGGCCGCATCGACGAACCGTCGTTCTAGTTCGGGACGCAGAGCATTAAGCTCATCATAGGACACAATCCAGCTGGTGTCCGGCACCCATTTCCCGTGTACAATCCACTGCTTAGACCAATCAGGTCCAGGCGGGTCGTATATAAGATTTGAAGTGCCAGCCGCTGAACCCGTAACGCGAAAAGCGTGATAGGGCGTATGCGGTAAAAGTTCACCATTACGCTGGCGGCGGTGGAATCCTCCGATTTCCCAACCATTTGCCCATCCTTCATACACAGTTAGCGGCACAGCCGCCGATCGGTATGAGACGTATGGAGCAAGTAGATTGGTTTGTGCCTGTAATTCATAGTAATCAGACACATTACCGTTGAACTCTGTGTGACGACGTTCCATTGTACCCCCTTAGGAGTACTATGTGTTCCTCCTCATTTAAGAGTTAGCTCTGACCGTTCCGCTTCGGCCGAACATTGCAGGGCAATAAAATGTTAACATGAATATATCATTATATTCACGTCCTTCCCCCCACA